ATTGCCAGCGGCATAGCGTCCAACCACCACAGTGCTGTTGGCGTTGGCAATTGGGTAGGGCAGCGTGATCGTTGACTCCAGGTCCAGGCCAGACGCATTGGTCAACGCCACCGTGCACTCCGCTTCTGTGACCTTGCGGTCAAGCAAGATTTCAAAATTAGTGCCGCTGTCGACGTTCTCTGCTCGCAGCGACGTTTTTTCTAGGTAGACGCCATCTGAGCACTGGACGATGACGTACATGTCACTGTCCAAAATGCTGACGCCAATGATCGACTTGTTGTCTGCAACCTCCCAGTAGGACCAGGACGACTGCAGCTTGGTGTCGTCCTCAAAGAAAAACTTGTAGAGGTAAAGCCGACGCGGCTCGTCTTTGCTCAGCATCACGATGCACTCTTCCGACACAGAGGCCGCGACGTTGACCAAGTTGCCTGGGATAAACCGTGGGACTGATGACGTCACCTCTTCCGACAACGGCATAGGGCCACTGGCGTCAGGCAAGAAAAACTCACGCAAGCCAGTAAATGTGCCCTTAGGTATGCCGAAATAGATTGTGCGGCCGACGCCAACCGGATCGACGTCATCAAGCCCGTTGAACGTTGTCGTTGCAGTGACCGTGGCGCTGCGTGGCGTAAGCGGCGCACCAACTGTTGTAGAGCCTGTGTCTAATCGAAACTGACCATGGCGGCTAAACAGCAGCAGCGTGTTTGCAAACGCCAGGCTGCTGGTCAAGAAGTTGATCTCTGTGCCGCCACTGCTGATGTCAATCGGATCTGAGTCGACAACAGTCTGCACCGACTCAGGCCAAAACCTGTCAAACGAATCAGCCGCCGACAAGATGACGTTCTCGTCTGCCAGGAAAACAAGCCTGTTGCGGAACAGGTTGATGTTTTTAATTTGGCTGCCAACAAACGTTGGGTCAGGCGCAGTGTTGAGATCACCAGCCATGCGGCCGGTCCACGCAAACCGGTCAAACGTAAACGTGCCATTAGCGTTACGCACCAGCGTGTGCGGCATGGTGTCAAGATTGAACAAGTAGTTCAGGCCAGGCGCCACAGTTTCCCGCCACACGCCAGGGCCAAAACCGCTGCCAGACGTTGTTTCAAACTTGACGTAGTAGTCGTCAAACTCAGTCGCAGCCGAGCCTTTGATCTTTACGGTGAAGTTGTGCTCAGCAATTGTTGGCAGGTCAGTGATGTCATTGACCGTGTCCTTAATTGCTGAAGTCGATGTTGCGTTGACTGTGTCGCCGCTGGTCAGCGTGTAATCGCCACCATCGTCCTTGGTAATGCGAATGATGTAGTCGTCAGACGTGACCGTAAAGCCGCTTATGGTGTTGAGCTGGCTCGCAAGGTCGCTAGCAATCGTCACCGTGTCAGGCGCGCTGCCAGTGGTATTGCCAGTGGTGTGCGTCTTTTCTGTGCCGTTTAGGTTGACGCGGTAAGTGGTGTTGAAGTCAGCTGCCTTGATGAACACCATGGATTTGGTGCCCCAGTTGTACGCCGTTTGCGACGTGTCCATCGCCACCGTCTTTTCGCGGTTGACGATGAACGTGAAGTCAGCAATTGATGCAACCCGAAACTGCGACGACGGGTCACCTGTGACGTCTAAATAGCTTGTGCCGTTTGGTGCTGTAACCGTGCGTTGCGTGCCGTCTAGGTCAAACACCTTGATGGCGCCGTCCTGAATAAGGATTAGGTACTGAATGTTGCCGTCACGGTCGACGATGTGCGTAAAGGGCCTGGTGGATCCTGCGCTGCCTGTAAACAGTCGCGCCACATGATTCATCGGCGGCCGTTTCTTCAGTCCTTCCACAGGGCTGGACATGCAGTTCACGACTGACTCAGCCTGCGACGACAACCGCAGCGCAGCAGGTTGCTGGCTCACCCCATTGATGAGGTTTGGAATCGTGCTGCTGATCAGAGGCATAACTACAGGCGACGCAGGGCGCGACTCGGGATGTAGGTGTTGAGAACGCTGGTGTGGTTCGGGTTGCCACGCAGCATGTTGTGCTCGCTCTTGGTTGTCTCCTCTTCCAAGAATTGACTGCGCGCCTCTAGCTCTTGCGACAGGTTGATCTTGGTCAGGTCTTCGCTGCCAAGAATTGCCTCCTGGAGCTGTCGTCCAGCTTTGATCGTGATGTAGTGGTGAGCGTGTTCAGGCAGGTCATCCCAATCCATCAGGTAGGTGACGTCTGCCTTTACGTCTTCTGTAAACGTGTAAAGGTTGCGGCGACGGTCATACAGCCTGCTGCCACGCTGAATGACGTCATAGTCCGGGTAGGTCAACGGATCGACCACGACACGGCTTACGTTGCTGCCGACAGCAATTTCGTCGTTTGTGTTGCGCGTAAGCGTGACTTCGTAGTCAGTGTTGAACGACCACCCTTCGGCTTGCACCCGACGACTCACATCAGTAAGCGCGTCCTCAGCCTGCTTGGCCAGACCAAACTGACCCTGCAGGCTGTTGACCGGGGCCTCGCCCAGCATTTGCAAGACGCGGTTGACGGCTTCTAAAAAGCTAGTTCTTGCAAGTGCCATGGGTCACTTCTTCTTTTTCTTGGCTGTTTTTGCAGAGTCGCGGAACGCCTTATCAGTTGGCGCACCCTTGCTGCCTGGCTTGCGGGGGGCTTCACCGCGGCGCCGCTTGGCATGAATGTTGGCGTATAGGCCCCGTTTCTTGGCAGGCATCAGTACCCCTTCTTCTTAGTACCGCCCTTCTTGCCGCCCTTGCTTCCTTTCTTGTGCATGGTGATCTCCAATAAAAAAGGGGCCCGTAGGCCCCTTCAGGATACGGTCAAGAGAAGGTGATCTCAACTGCACAGTCAGGACGCAGGATCCCGGTGCCGAGAGCCATAGAGCCGACCATAAACGTGCCCTGGTAAAGAGCATGCACGTCTTGCCCTGTTTGCTCCATCTTCAGGTCCATCAACTTGACAGTGCCGACGGCTTGACGGTTGAACACCAGGCCAACGTTGTTGGTGAAGTTGGCGCTGTAGTCGTTGTTCTCGCCAGAAGCAGCAGAACGGTTGGTGGTCGGCAGGTGATTGGTTTTAACAATCTGGATGCCGGCAACCTTCAGCACGGTGCCTTCGGCGTAAGCGCCTTGGCCGCCCCAGTCGCGGTTAATTACGTTGGTTTCTTGGACCAATTTGTAGTATTCGCGGGGCGCAAGAGCGCAGTAGCGATCATCCTCAGGGACTGAGTTCTCATCCATCTTCTGCGCAGCAGAGAACAACGCAGTCGCAAGTTGTGCGCCCGTGATGTTTGCTTTGTTAGAAGAGGAAGGAGTGATGTTGACGGCAGAACCGCCAGGCAGATCGGTGTTGAAATTCGTAGTAGTACGAGCCGCTTTCGCGATCATTGCTGACACATTCTGGTCAAATGTGTATGCCAGTGCATTACCCATTTGACGGGTGTATTCAGCCCGCACATCGTAGTGATTCTTGGCTTCATCGATGTCTGCGATGAAGACATTGCTCACCAGCTTGTCATCAATCAGCACAGTGGCTTCTGCGTGCTTGATGGCGTTACCTGTCAGTTGGGTGCCAGGCGTATGATATGCAGTTGAGCTAAGGCCAATAATTGGAAATTGTGCACTTTTGCCCGAAGCAATACTACGAGTGACGTGAAGATCCTCGAAGATTGTGCTCTTCTTGAAGGCAGAAAGCACCTCTCCTGCGAATACCTTGAGGAACAAGGCGTCGTAGGAAGTGCCCGTATTGTTGACTAGGCCAAGCCGAGAGGCAGTGAAATTAGCCACGGATTGTAGTTAATGAATGGTTGCTACCCGTCGCCAACACCTTCACAAAGGGTGTCCTCCGCAGAGGGCCAGAGCTTCCGTGAGGGGTCTAGGTATTAGAAATATACCCAATAAAAAAGCCCTGGGTAAACCAGGGCATGCGCCTAGAAGACATTTGATCGACTCAACTTCTCCTCTAGCTTCCGCCGATAGGCAGGGTCTGTTTGATAGCGAGGATCGTTCATCGCCTCTACCAACTGGGCTGTCGACTCAAACTTGCTTTCGCTACTGCGCGCAGTCTTGCCGCCAACAAGCTTGGGCTCAATGCCAGCTTGGTTCTGATACCGGCTGTTTAGACCGGCCACAGCAAAGCGAACTTGCTCGACGTCAGGTGACGAGATGGCCTTGTTAAAAGCACCAATCTCGGCCTCGGACAAGTTTGAACTGGCCCATTGGACCATCTCGCCGTAGGCCTGCTCGCCACCAAACTCAGCCTTGATGTCCATGACTTGCTGTGACGCAAGCTGAGCATCCTTGTTGGATTGGTACTGCAGGCCTGACAGGTAGGCATCCACCATGTCGCGGCTAAAGCCAGCGTCGTTGAGGCTGACGTAGTCCTCGTCAGTCAACGAGCCGGTTTCTTGCCAGCGGCTGTTCATGCCCTGGAAGTCGACGCCAGCCTCAGTCAGTCGGGTGCCAACAACTTCGCCATAAATGGCATTGGCATCAGCTGGATCAGTCTCTTCAACTTCACCAGCTTCTTCTGTTGGTTGCTCAGGCTCAGGCGCTTGCTGGCCAACTTGGCCCTCAAGTTCCTTGTAGCCCTTGACCAGCTCGTCGACGTTCTTGTACTTGCCAGCAAGAAGCTGTTCCTCGCCCTGAATTTGAATATCGCCTTCAGGAGCTTGCTCCTGTTCTGGCGCCATTGCGGGCGTTGGTTCGGTCTTGATGGTTACGGGTTCAGGCATGTAACTCCTATTTGATTTGAATGGTGCCGTCTTCGTCGACAGTAACGACGGGCTTCTCGACTTCTACTTTTTTGGGTTCAGGAATTTCGCCGATCTGAATAATTTCGTACTCAGCCGGCGGTTCCGGCGTCGCCGGTGGGCCCACTAGGCTGTCCTGGGACTGCTCCTCCGAGGCTGATGTCTGGGAGGGTGTTGGGGACTGGTCCGGGGACTCCTCCTTCTTCCGTGTACTGCGGGCCATAGGGTGCTCCTGGTTGTGTGTAGTTGTCGGCAATTCGGCCGGCGGCTGATGACTTGAGCATGTCAGTCATCATTTGCTGCTGCTGCATTGCCTGTTGAGCTTGTGCAGCAGCTTCGGCTTCTTGCTGTAACTGTTCCTGGGTTTTCACCAGGTTGGTTGTATCGATAGAACCGCTTGCCGCCAAGCGACGCAACGCTTCGTCGACATTGATGAATTTAGTCATAACTTCCGGCCCTAATGCTTGTTGCGCCGTAGTTATGAAATCAACCAACTTGTTGCGGTCATCGCCGCGGCCGATTGCTTCAAGACCTGTAACTGGTTTTGGGTTAACCAAAGGCTCGCCAGATTGGCCGCTAGGGAAGGCAGGCAGCTTGCGCTGCTTGCGCAAAATGTGCATCAGCCTGCGCACCAATGGCAGCTGCAATTCCTGCGTCAGAATTGAATAGAGGCCTCCGATGGAGGCTTCGAGCTCTTGGCTCATGTAACGCACCTCTTCGGCGGTCACGCGTTCGCCAGGCCGCTGAATCGCGGTGTTAAGCATGAACGCAAACTGCAAGCGCGACTCGATGCGATCGATGGTGGCGCTAGCAATCTGCAGGTCTTGGCCCTTTTGCGACTGGATGACAGTGACGTCTGCCGCGTTGCCCTGGACGATGGCGCCGTTGGCTGCGCTAGCCAGGGTCCGTGGCCGCGTGGTGCCATTGGGGTTGACCAAAAACAGCACCTTGGCCGCAGCCGCACTGCCTTCTAGGACTGCCTGATACAGCGACTCCAGCGCCAGCAGGTCGCCGTAGTACTGCTCGGTGTAGCTGCGACCGTACTCTTCGGTGTCGACGCGATCGAAGCGGAGTGGAATCCAGGGGCTGTTCTCTTCAGAAGACTTGCCGTGGGTGCCAGGGATCTCCTTGCCTTTGCACTCCTGATACCAGTGGCACTCACCGTTGTAGAACTTGACGCAGGTGTAGATCGCTAGCGTCTTTTTCGAGGGCTCATCACTGTATTCATCGTCCTCATCACCCTCGTCTTCATCGTAGAAACCTGCCGGAAGAGCCTCCGGGTAGACCTCTTCTTTAACCACAATCTCAGTGACGTGACCCATAGGATCACGGCAAAGCACATAGCGATCCAAGTGAATAACTCGGATTCCTTCGTCGGAGACGTAGAGCAGAGCGTTGCCGCCGACGAGCAAATGCTTGAAAGCTTCGTGCATTGAGGCTCGACCATTGGCCACCTCCATGACTTGCATGACAGCATGCTCGACTTTGACCAGAGCCGTATCGAGTTCCGTCTTTATTTCAGGCCCGGCTTCTTCTACCCGTAGCGCAAGACTGTCGACCTCAAGCTTGAAAAACGCACTGTTTGGCGGGAACAGCGTGATCAACAAGCGCGACGCCAGGTAGTTAATACCGCGTGCGCCCAGGCTTTGATACGGCGTCTTAAAACTGCCGTGTTCGCCGTAGTTGTCGTCAGGAATCAGGCCTGGCAGTGTGACCTTTGCGCAATCACGGGCGCGCTGCAGAAATGGCGAGCGGCTGCCAGACAGTTGCTCGTAGCGATCAGCTGCCGAATGGCGACCCATGCCGTAGTCACTGGGTTGCCGATCAACCTTGCTCGTCAGATTTAGGCGCATTTATCAAGCCGGAATGTTGAGACCACCAGCGCCACCAGCCACGTTGACTGGATTCCTAAAACGACGGCGACCAGAGCCTGCCTGTAGGCGACGCGGTGCGATTGCCAACGACTGTGGTGCTGCGGCACTGCTGTTGTAAAGAGGATCTGCTGTGGCGTTAGGCATGCGCGCTTGCGCCACTGCCGGGGGCGGGGGCGGAGCTACTTGTGCAATTGGGTTGGCCGGGGGTGCGCCACCACCACCTGTCGACGCAGCGATCTGCGCCAAAGAATCTTGATATTGCTGCTGCGCTAATTCTTGCTGCGCTTCAAACTGCTGTTGCTGCTGCGCCATTTGATCGCGCTGCAGTTGCATCTGCTCTTCATGGCGCCGTTGCGCAGCTTCTTCAGCTTCTCGATTTCTGCTGCTGCGCCCGCCACCACCGCACATGATTAGTCCTCGTTGTTTTGCTCAGAATAAACGGCGCGCAACATACGCACCACACTGCGCTGACCTACATAAAGCCAGATCTGACGATCAGTCCAGTCCGGTTCAGGACATTTTTCTGGGTACTGCTCTTCCAAACGCTTGAGGATTGATTCATCCAGCGGCGGCCATTGGCTGTCATCTCTCATGGCACGTCTTTTGGAAACACCTGACAGGTCTCAACAGGGAAAGGTAGCTGCTGCCAGGTGTCAGTAACGCTGGCAATCTCAAATGCGTTTTCAGGGCTAGTTGCAACAACCACGGTTTGGAACGCATTGGCGTTCAACGTGCCCCATTCACCAAGAAATGAACCCGGTAGCCGCACGACGTAAGCCCGTGGCTTATCGACCTGCAAGTTGGATCCACTCTTCTGCATCGGATCTCCCCAATTGATCCAACGGTATCCCCAATACCTTTGCATCAAGCGCACCCTCAAGGTTTCCCATATACGCCTCAAGCTCCAGGTCCCATAGCTCGGCTTGGCGCTCCTTGATTGCTCGGTCTTCATCAATAGCCAGCGACTCATTCCAATACTGGATGGCACCTGCAAGTGCATCCAGGCGGTCATCATGCTGCAAACATTTGGGCTCTACGGTGATATGGGTCAACTGGTGAAACAGTTGGTAGGCCAGAGACGTCTCCACTGATTCGTCATCTCGGCCGCGACTGTCTTGCTCAATCACCGAGCGGTTAATTACCAGCCGGTGCTGGTTCATGACCGGCTCCAGGGCGTTGATGATGCGCCGCTCCTTCTGCACGTTGCTGCGCACCGGCTCAATCGTGCAGGGATGGTGCTCCCGCAGGAAGGGCTGCAGGAGGCTCTGCAGCATGCCTTGGCCAAACTGGTCCTCCAGGAGGATCAAGTTGACGTTCCGGCGCTTTGCAGCCTTTGCTAGGCCCTCCAGAACGACGTCGGTGTAGCCCTCTGCATACGCACCCACCTCCAAGACGTAGAGGTTGCCGTTGAGTTGGCCCACGATTGCGTAAGCCGTTTCGTCACTGCCCTTGCCTGACGGGTCAACAAACATGACGCAGCCATCCAGCTCCAACCACTCGCCATGAATGAATGCTGGGCGGTGGTAGTAGTCACCGCTGAAGCCAACCGACGGCAGGTCGGTGATGCGGTACTCGGCACCTGACGACCACACCAACTTTTCCGGTGCGTGGTCATCTACCTCCAGCACGATCAAGTCCTGCACCCGCAGCGGAAACCGCATCAGGTCAGACAGAGACGTGTCCAACTGGAACTGCAGGGTGAATTGAGAGCGTCCGTAGGACGCTTCGCGCTCTAAAAGGTCCAGGTCAGAGAACCTGCCAGGGTCTGTCGGCTGG